CAACAATTTGGGATGAACTCTCACCACGAGAGAAACGCAGAGCAATCAGCATCATAAAAGTTTATGTGAAAAAACAAATCGACCTCAAAGCAAGAAAACTTCGTCAGAAAATAAATGCAATTTGGCTCTGCAATGGCTACAGCAGAGACGATATGCACCATGCAATGAGCGAATTAGGTTATGGCGAAAGCTTAAGCAACCTTGAATATGACGATTTAAGAACCCTGCACAATAATGTCAAAGATATAATGAAATCAAGAAATAATGTGCCTGACGGGTATTTCCCACATTATTCCTGTTTTAATAACGAAGGAGAATAAATGCGAATACAAAACTTATACACATACAGGCAACAAACAGGCAAGATACAGGAAACACAAAATAAAATAGGAGATAACTTATGAGAAAGAAATCAACAAAAACAACCGAACCCAAACAACAATTCCTCATCGATGATGAAGGACTCGAATGCCCAGTAAAATACATCGACAGAAATGTATTAAACAGGCACAATGTAGTAGAAAAGGTCATCAACAAAGTTTTGGAAGCTCAAGATGACCTAAAACACTTGAAAAAAGAGCTTTTCAAGGAAGTCAAAGGCTTTTTGGATATGGTCGCCAGTGATTATGGCGAAGACTGGAAAGGTAATGCTAAATTACTTAATTTCGACAAAACAAAGGAAATCGAGATGTCTATCCATCGTCCAATCCGCTTTGATGAGCGATTAAACATCGCCAAATCCAAGATTGAAGGTCGTAGACTCAAGGCTCACGATAACGATTTGCTACGCAAAAATGCGAAGCATTTTGAGAAAGCAAAAAGTGTTAGTGAGCCGCAGAAACAGTGTCTGAAAAGATGGAGTGGCAACGCACAAGAGGAACTCAAAATGATAGTCCTACGAGCGTTCAATATCGACAAAAAAGGTAATGTAGACATCCCCACTGTGGACTACTTCATGCTAGTCAGAGACACGAAGTGTCGAGTTCGTCAGATACTTGCTCTCAAACAGTTCCGTTTTGACGACCCTGTCTGGCAGGAAGCAATGAATATCATAGACGAAAGCATTACCACCACGAATAGTAAGGTCGTAGACTCAAGGCTCACGATAGCGATTTGCTACGCAATGATGCGAAGCATCATGAGTAAGCATAAAGCGTTAGTGAGCCGCAGAAACAAGAATCTTATTTTTTCCGTTCGTGATAATCCCAGAGGTCAGTTCAAGACAATCTCACTGAACTTTAGCAATTTGGATGTCAACTAAGGATATTTATATGAAAGAATTACTGCGACCAGACGAAGTGGCAAAGCTCTTGAAAATATCCAAAAAGCAAGTGTATAACCTGATAAACAACATAGACAATCCCTTGCCCAGTAAAAAGATTGGAGGTCTACTTCGTATACCGCAGGATGAACTATATAAATACCTCAGAAAATGCGAGAACAAAGTATATCAGTAAACTCTGACCTTTTTCTTTTGTCCTTTTATCTCTAAAGCCTCTGCATTGCAGAGGCTTTTATTTAATTTTAATATTAATTTCCGTATTCATGATTTCTTGTCATTCTGTTGCCTACTTGGGTATTCACATTGATTGTAGTTATCAACAGCGTATCCGCAGTCCTTACAATTTCTACAATTTTCACATAAACCACATTGACATTCATCATCATAAAATTCACCACAATTTGAACATTCCATAAAGTTCTCCTTTCTGTATTCAGTGTAGTGTTAATAAAAATAATAATGTATTTTTGTCAATAAATTTCAGTGTAAACTGGGTAAAAGTGTGCCGTTTCATTTTTGACTAAAAAACCGACATAATATTCTTTGCTCACAAGGAGATAATATTATGTTAGAAACCGAAGATAAGAAAATACGCAAACACACTTGCGAACAGCTCTATGTCGACCTCGACCTGAGCATAGAGGAATGTGCAAGAATGGTCGGAGTCTGCGATAAGACCATTTACAGATGGATAAAAGACGGAGGGTGGAATGCTAAAAAATATGAGACACAGGCACTCGAAAAGCAGATTAGCCTGAACCTCAAGAAAGCACTAAATCAGGGACTAAAAAGCTTTGCCACTGACCCTGCAAATAAGGATTTACAGAGCCTCGTGAGTTTATTGAAACAGTTCAAAGAGCAAAATAAACCATCTGTTGCCTACAAAGATAATATCCTCACCTTTATCGACAAAACTACAGACTATTTCCTTGAAAAAGGTCTGCATGATGTAGCAAATATCTTTAAAGGCTATGTCACAGAGCTTGCCGAATATCTGCTTTCGAGGAAGTAATGGTGAAGTTCACAAAACTTGATTATAGGCGACTGGAGAATATCTCATCTCGCATAGTTTCCTGTCAACCATTCCTTGATGACAGTCCACAGGAGCAGTTAAAGAGAGTAAAACAAGCAACATCAGATGGTTGGAAAGCATTCAACTACTTTGCCAAGACCTATTTTCCACATATTGTGGACTTGGAATTCGCACCAGTGCATCGATTTATGTTCAATGTAGTGGAGAAATCAAGCGGAGTAACTGCTATCACAGGCTTTCGTGGACTTGGCAAGTCTGCTATGTTTGGCTATATCTATCCAGTCTGGAAAATACTCAAAGGTGAGAAATATGTCATTTACGGAGCTGCGAACATCGAGCAGTCCACTGAGAAGGTCGACTTCATTGTCTATGAGTTTGAGAATAACAAGCGATTACTTGCCGACTTTCCACAGCTAAAAATCAAGGACACAGACGAAAATGTGTTCTTCCTGTCCAATAATACCAAAATCAGAGCAGTGAGTATCAAACAAACCATCAGAGGCACGATTAACTCCCGATGTGGCAAACGACCTGGACTTATTATTCTCGATGATATAGATGAAGAACACAATGTCGGTAATATGACTATCGGCAAGCGAAAAATGGACAAGATTATACAGGAAATCAGAGGCTCACTCGACCCAACATCGCAAGGTAAAGTCCTATGGCTTGGTAATCTCACACATCCTAACTTCGCAATCTGCCAGTTCAAAAAACTAATCACAGAGGAAATCAAAGCAGAGAAAGATAAAATAAACGAGGATGTTCTCTGCCTTTATGGAGAAGAAAAGCGACTTATCCAAATACCATTGGAAAAGAACAACATAAGTCTTTGGGAAGCACAGTACCCGACAGAAAGACTATCATTTCTTAAGAAAGAACTTGGTATGATTGGCTACTTGCGAGAGATGATGGGTAAATCTCTCATTGACGGACTAATATTTAAGGCTACATGGTTTATTAGTGGTAAAATTCTACCCGACAAAGACTTTCGTGAGGTATGGCTCTATATAGACCCTGCTTGGGGACAGAAAGGTTGTTTCAAGTCTATCTTTGCTGTAGGCTTTAATGGGTATCAGTATTATGTCCTAAAAGCATGGTGTAGGCAATGCGAAAACTCCAAAATGTTTGAGTATTTATATCATACCTTCATCGAGTTAAAACAGAGATTTGGTGTGCGTGTTCGCTTTTCCTATGAGGCTAACTTCGGACAAAAGCGATTAATGACAGATTTTGATAACTGGTGCCAAGTAAATAGGTATAATCCCATTAGCCACTTCTTCAAGCCAATCAATAACACAGAAAACAAGAATCTTCGCATCGAAGCACTCGAACCTGTCATCGAGAGTGGCAAGGTGATATTCTGTGAAGGACAGGATATGCCGACAGTTATTGGACAATTTACTTCCTATCCACAAGGCTATATAGACGCTCCTGATGCATTAGCTGGTTGCCTTGAACGATTTAATTCCTTTGGTAAACGCAACAGAGTCACTATAAAAGGTGGATTTTACTCATGAACACAGACAAATACTTCGACAAACTGATGGACGATTATTATATGGTTTTGATAAACGCTTGGAGTAGCAGTGTCAAGGGGGCTTCGCTCACAGCTATTAAAATGCTTTCCGACCTCAAACCACATGAAAGGTGCAATGAACAACATTTAAAATCCCTCGAATATGTCATCAAACAACAACTCGGTGAGGACTTTGCTAATGCACTGGACAGTAAAATTAAGACATTCTCGGAACTATCATATAGACTATCCTCTCAGGAAAACCAGTTCAAAAACTTCAAAATAACATTTTCTCCTACAGATTATAAAAACATCGAAATGGTTAAGCAACATCAGGTCTTCTGGCTTCGTGGTCATTACAATGGCTCTGTTGCTGACAGACTTTCTGAAATACTCACCCAATCCATCGAAAACAAGTGGACAAAAGTCAATCTATCAGAGCAACTTCAGACACATTTTTCGGATATATTAAAGGGAAGTAAACCATATTTTGAAGGGTTGGCAGAGCATACTTCTCTGCGTGTCAGAGAATTTGCGAGACTCACTAATTATGAAAAATGTGGTGCTAAATACTACCAAATTGTAGCAGTGATGGATGATAGAACATCCGACATCTGTCGGGCCTTAAATGGACAGATATTCCCACTTACACCAGCACTGGAATGCATGAATGAGATGTTTAATACCTCAGACTGTGACGATTATGAAGAAGCCAAAGCCAAGCTCAAGAAATTAGCACCTTTTATCAACGAAAATCAAATCGAATATAATGACGACAATTTCCCTGTCGGAATACATGG